GATTCTTATAGCAAGAATCACAGTTAACAACTGAACAGGCACATAACTATGCCTGCACCCACCTCTTTCGAAGTTTCAAATTGAAACGTCGAACTGAAACGCTTAAATGAGTAGGATCATCACGCCCGATTAAGGGGTGGTGAAAATACTTAATAAGCGCTGGGTAACCATCAAGACGATCCTTGCGGCGCGAGCCACAAGGAACATAGGTCTGAACTTCAAACCTATGCAAGGTACTAGACCATCTCTGGTAAGTCCTTACGTTTTGTCTGGTATGCCAACCTAGTCCCTGAGACTCAAAGGGCACAAGAGGTAAGACATGTGTCTTACTGACTTGCTTCCTAAGAAACTCAGAGCACTCATAATAACAACGTAACCAAAGCTGGTTAGAGGTTGATACTATGGATGCTAAAGTACTAGGATCAGTAGAGGAATTGTCTGGATCGTGACGTAGATATACAGGGGTCACATCTATGCCCTTGTAAGCATCTACACCACAACTTTCTCTGAAGTTACCAACAGAGAAAGTCTTCCCTTGGTTGATCTTAAGACCAAAGGAGGTGATCCAGTCTGCAAATGCCTGAAAATGTTCGGTTCTAATGATGATATCATCACCAAAGACCCGAACATCGTTGGCAGCGCGAATAAGAGTCCTGTAGTTCACCCTCTCGGATGAACTAACAATCGACGTAATCGCAATCATTGCGAATACAATCGACTGGACAGGAAACGTAGTCGCGTTACCCATACCGGCATACTTTTTAAGAGTGATGGTTTTACAACCATCATCAACTCTTGGTGTACGGCTTGCTAATAGCGCCTCTAAGAAGCGCGGCCTGTTAGCGAAACAAGCTTTCACTACTTCTAGTGAAAGAAGATCGCTAGCAGACGACAAGTCAATCGTACACCAGTTGCCGACTTGGGAGCCCTCAATAGCCAATTCTTGATTCGGCTTTTGAGAGTCGAGTGTTAGACTATGACGAAGAACCTTACACTTTTTGATATGATCTCGAAGTGTAGAGTTCAAACCTTGCTGAACAAACTGATTCAGACAAGGCTCAACAGTAATCGTTCTTAGAGCAGAACAGCTCTTAGGAACGGTTACGAGTCTAGCACAAGTGCCAACAGGGTCGCTTTTGGGGAGTTGTTCTTCATCTAAACGTTCAACCAGCAAAGATGCTGGAAGATCGTATCCGATGAAAATCAACTTGTCGTCAAATTCAAGAAGACGACGATATACTTCAGACCACTTCTGGTTAGAA